TTCCAACCCAGTTGTTGTTGCCAAACTTCAACTTAACGGCCAAGATCGTTTCTCCGAACGTGAAGGTTCATACTTCGACACTGTTCAACCTTTCCAACATCACTCTCGCAGCCCTGACAGTGGTATTAACGTATACTCCTTCGCTCTTCGCCCTGAAGAACACCAACCTTCCGGAAGCTGCAACTTCTCACGTATTGACAATGCTACTCTTCAACTTGTTCTTTCCAACGACACCGTTAAGGGTACCAACACTGCCAAGGTACGTGTCTATGCCACCAACTACAACGTCTTACGTGTAATGAGCGGTATGGGTGGTTTAGCCTACTCAAACTAAGCTGGTTAACAGTAATCTTATTGACATTATTCATAGTCAATAAATATTAAATAAATTAAATAAAATATTTTATTCAATTTATTTTCTGACCAAATTACATGGAATATATTTATAAAAAATTATTAAAATATGACAATAACTGGTGTAAAATTATGGGATTTCAAAATCCTTATTTAGACAATATTTCTGAAAAATTTACACGAAAATTACCTATGTTTGATAAACCAGCATATAATCTACATCCAAAACACAATTTTGTATATGATAAATTATGGGTTACTGATTCACAAAATTTAAATTGTGGAAAAATAGAAAACATTCGTAAAAGTAGTCATATTAATTATCCAATATTTATAAAACCTCGATGGGGTCATGAAAGTGCAAGTAGTAAAAATTGTTTCAAAATTAAGTCTTATCAAGAATTACAAAAGTACAAACATTTAGATAATATGATGTGGTCAGAATATATTGATGGGGTAGAAAATATGACTGATTTTATTTTAATAAATGGCAATATCGTATATGAAATTACCTATTTATATTCAAAAGAACAAAATGGGTATACGGAATTTTATAAATTTATTTCGCCTAATAACCAATGCCCAAAACACATTAGTAGATGGGTTACGAAATATTTAAATGGTTATACAGGAGCTGTTAATGTACAATATAGGAACGATTATATTATTGAAGTTGGTTTACGATTGGCTAGAGGTGGAGCATATTTACAAGCTACACAAAATGAAAATATCATTAATCTAGTCAATGATGCATATGAAACAAAATCGTACAATCCTATAGATAGGAAGGATTTAAATTTTATACCTTATTATTCATTTAAATGTTTTACACGTTTTCCAATATTATATCTATACCCTCAATATTTTATGGATATTTATATGAAATTAATTGGAAGTAGAAATTTTTATGAATATTATTTTGAACCAAATGGAAATGACGGATGTGTATTTTTTCAATTCCTTCATGAAAATAAGAATAAAGGGATATTAGCTTCTAATGTTCTTATTTTTTTGTTTTTATTAATACAAATAATCTTTATAGTGTTGTTCATATCAATAACTTGTATAATTATCAAATACGGATTCAATTCAAAATTAGTAATATGGATAGTATTTATTATAATACTATATTTAACTCAATATTTGAACCCAATAAATGTTCATTATAATCTTGTCAAAGCTAAAAGGCAGAAAAAATGGTTTTAGAAAATTGACGAATAAATAACATGTACATTCTAATTATATATATACATATTATAAGGGAATCATGAATGTGATTCATAATAATGATGAATACGATCAGTTTATAGCTGAAACCGATTACGATCAATTCATATCGATTCTACCGTATGAGAGTAAAGTTCCTGCTGTACATTATTTAAATGGCAAGTATTATGTGACGCAAAAAATTAAACAAGATTGTACCTATGAAAATTTTGATGACAATATGATAAAAAATAATTCATATATAGATAATATTTATCGTGATGGACTTCTGTGTATATTTAGTTGTTTTGCTTTATCTACATTTTATACAATAAGTTTTATTTATTCTTTTTATCGAAAAGCATAAAGAATTTCATAAAAATAAGATTTAATTTCTAATGATTTATTTGTACACTTTGGATTCCCAAAGAAAAATTTTAAATATTGAAATTTGTTTCCATATTCTCTCTTTTTGTTCCCCAAGTACACTAAAAATCCAAACAATGTTAATGCAATGACTGACCGCGTCAATATATCCTTAACATATTGGATATTTTCTAGAAATATGTCATCTTGCATAAAAAGTGTAGTATCTTCCTCCGTATCACTTTTTTTATCAGACTTTTCGTTGTTATGTTTTACAATTTTATCTTCTATTATTCTTGTGTATAGAGTTATTATGTAAATAATTGAAAATAATATCATTACTGCTATCCAAAATACATAATAAGTTTTTGAAAATACCAAGAAAAAAATATACAATATTATGGAATTTATGAGTATAAATTCATTAAATATTTCTGGTAAAGTAATAATGACAAAAAATAATAATGTCATGAATCCCAATAAATGTTTGACATACATATTATTTCGAACAATACTTTGCACTTTACAAGGAAGTAGTTCAGCTAAATAATTTCCTGAAATAATTAAAATGAATATAAAAATAGCCAAGGTGTGATTTAAAAAAATATTAAGGTTTATAGGGTCCATATAAATATATATAGATATTTATTTATTTCTCATGGTATTAAATAATTTATTCATATTTAATGTTTCTATCTTATTTTCTTCTTTGAATAACAACTTTTGAATCACTTCATTGTTTCTCAATCGTATGGAATATGTCTGTTGTAATTTATTTCTTCCTACTCTTCCCATAGCTTGTATTAATTTTTCCTGTGTCATAAACAAGTCTTTACCAATAAACGAATGACAAAACTGATAATTAGTTCCATATATATAATCTCCATTCGCAATAATTAAGTATAATTTTTGATTATCAGCAAATTCTTTAACAATTTCTGTGTATTCAATAGGCTTTTCTTTTGAAAATAGACCAATACCCATCAATAACAATATTTTCCAGATATCTTCTATCATATCTAATTCCATGATTCGTTGAACGTCTTGATTACTTATAGTCGATGTGAAAGATGAAAGATGATTAGATTCAGTCCACTTGTATATATGCTGTAGTTTGTTAGGTATATAAACAGGATCTATATTTATTTGTCTGTAAAGAGAGTTTAGTTCATTGATTTTACTTCTAAGTTTTGCTTGCACCGGATCTTTACCAGGTTTATCACGAGCAATCTTTTTTTCATTTCCTTCATCAACATCTTTTTGTATTAGATCCTCTAAACTTTTATTTAGTTTTATGATTTCTTTATTAATGGTATTATTAAATTTGATATCAGAATATATTTTATTTACAATTTCTTGTGGTAATTTTGATTGTTGAATACAATATTTTGCAATTTTTTCGACGTCTTCAGCAATAAATATAGTGGGACCATCTGTTAACGTATAAGCATCACATGTTGTTATATTCATGCCATTGCTAATTGAAGGAAATTTTTCATTTATTTTGATCAATTTGTAATCTAATCTTTCATAATTGATAAATTTGTTATATACATAATCCCATTCCTTTGATGTGAGTTTATTCAATATGGTAAAGTAGTATTCTTTGATACTTTCCATCTCTATGTCCTTAATTGAATCGAAATATTCGTATACATTATAATCTTTACCAACTATTTCCATATCATCTTCATGTAATATAGATATAAATTGACTGATATGATGTAAATCAAAATAACGATAAATGGATTTATTTTCACTACAATATAACAAACAATTTTTAAGTTTTTCATAATTTTGGATATTTAAATGTGGTAATATAACCTTTCCATTTGCATCGATTAATTGTATACTTTTTTTACACTCTGAACTTGTTATAGTAAATACTTGAGCGTTATTAAACTCTGCTTTAAAATTATTAATAGTTCTATTAATTTCATTTGCTTTAGGTAATGTTGCGGATGATAATACTATATTTGGAATAGTGTTTTCATCCCAATTTTTAGATATATATTCATGACATTCATGTGATTCATAATCCATAGTAATTGTTGGTTCATCCCAAAACATAATCATATCTTTATCTGTTTGTCCCAATTCATCATTAAATGAAGACATATATCTCATAGCACATAAATAAGATTTTATATCGCATATGATAAGTTCAACATTTGCACCATCTGAATTATCTACTCTATATATACCTCCAGTTTTGTAATTTTTTTGATATGTTTTTGCCGCAAAATAATGTAAACGAATATCATCTGCTGTTTCACAACCAAACGCAAACGCGATTTTTTTCCCTACTGAAATTGCCGATTTAGCCAATGCAACACCTACATGTCTAGCAGCACACACGAATATAACACGATATTTTTCAGTTAAAGCAATAGGAGTGAGTGTTTTTCCAGTTGCTGTTGGTGCCATATACAATACTAGTTTTGATTTATTGTGATTATTAATATTCGAAAATATTGAAAATATTTCTTTTTGATGTGTATATAGTTTATTAGGTTGATATTTCAACAGATACTCATTACATTCAACGTATTCTTTAGCATTTGCTATTATAGCAAGAATATCTATTTCTGCAACATATTTTTCTAGCACATATTTCATAAATTCTGTAAAATATGAATTCACACTTTCAATGTTATAATATATCAATTTACATAATGTATAGTAATGTACACACCATTTAAATTGTTCTTTAGCTTTATATTTCAACATTTTACTCAAAATATCCAACAATTTAAATTCAAATACATCATCTGTGTTATTTTTGATGAAATCTTTACTATTATTTTCTATTCTCATAATATTGATTTTATTTATCTTTTTTTTATTTATAGGAAGTTCATCTGTTGAATAATCTAAATTATATTTTTTAATCAAATTACATATTCTATTGTGTATATATACGTTATATATATACATTTCATTTACAGAACACTTTTCTATTTTCAAATGATTCATGATAGTTTTAGTAGGATTATAGGCGAAATTAGGATCATGATAACCCTTAACGATCATATTTATAATGCTTTTTTCATCTTGTGAAACAGGAATTTCTACAGAATTCCATTCAGATTTGTTCAATTTTCTCTGTGACAAATTCATGATTAATTATATGATTTATGTTTAGTATTATATTGAATCAATTTTATTATTATTACGAGGTTTATATTTCAGTAAATTTAATTCTTTTCTTGTTGTTTTAAAATTATTATCTGTGTATATATCTTGAAGTAATAACCACTCAAACATACCACCTGGATATATAAAAACATTTACGAATCCTAATTCTTTTAGTTGTTTATATTTTTGTATTATATTCTCATCACAATCATTATAGCCATATATAATTACTGGTGTAGTTAAGTCATTATTATATATATCATTGATCACTTCTTCTTCACGATGAATAGATACCGTACCATATATCATACATGAATCATCTCCTTCTTTCATTACTGTAATAATTGTATGACGTTTTTCTATTGAATTTTTCATATCTTGAAATGAGACTTTATTTAATGATTGTATATTTCCCATATAAATTATAATGTATATAATTTATATCATATTTTATCTTATATTTTAAGAAAATTTAATTGTAATTTCTACATCTTCACGTTTGATAGATTTTGAGGCTAATAATGATAGCTCTTCTCTTTTTTTCCTAGTTTTTTTATCAGAGGCACATTTCTCTTTTTTCTTCGAAGTACTATTTCTTGCGTTCATATCATTTTCAATATTTTGGTAATTACTTTCAATGTAATCGATTATTTTGTTTTCAATTGCCCATTTAAAAAAATTTAATTGACCTAATGTAGTTTGAATAGCATTTCCATTTTTATAAGGTATATGTATTCTATCCCATCTGCAAAAAGGATCAAATCGTTTCTTTGAATAAGCTTTTAATTTTAATTTATAATCATTGTATACTTTGAATCTACTAATTCCTTCAATGTCGTAGACCGTATAATATTTTTTAGCATAATTGGTAGCAAACCAATCTACAATTCGTAATGAAATATTTGATTCTCCGTTTATAATATTCAACATTTTGTCCAAATAGTCTGTATTCTTATAAAACTGTAATAAATTATTTAATAATAAACTATTTTGTGTGGAATATGACATTTAAATATATTTATCATCAGTATTTAAGTTTATTTTACAAAAATAATATAAAAAATTATATCAAATAATATAAGATGAATTTACTCTCAAATATATTTTTCATCAATCAAATGCTGCCTCAATTTAATTTGTTTAATGTAGATCATATCGAAATATCTATACATGAATTAATTAATGAACGTCATACTAATTTTGTAAATTTAGAAAATAAGATCAATGATAATTATAATACTTTATCAGATCTCGAATTATATGAATTAGCAGTGCATGAAATGGAGAGAATAGATTACAATTTAGACTACGCATGGTCAATTGTGTCTCATATGAAATCTGTGAAAAATACCGATAAATTACGAGAAGTTTATGATAAATGTATACCTAAAATTATTGAAGAAAGTAGTTACACATCACAATCAGAATTCTTATTCAAAGCATATGATAAATTAAAACTTTCTAATAAATTATCAAATACACAAAAACGAATCATAGATTCATCTTACAAAGGGATGTATTTAAGTGGTATATCGTTACCCGAAAATGAACGCAACGAATTTAACGATCTTAAACTAAAATTAAACAAATTGAGTTCTGAATTTTCAAATAATGTTATGGATAGTATCAGTAAATATGAGATGATTATAGATTCAAAAAATGATATAGATGGTGTGCCATCATTTGCTCTAGAATTATTTTCTCAAAAAGCTAAAGATAAATATCCAGAATCGACTCCAGAGGAGGGACCATGGAAAATAACTTTAGATACGCCTTCTTACTTACCTTTTATGAGTCATTGTAAAAATGAGTCATTACGAAAACAATTATATTTTACTTATATTCAAAAAGCTTCATCAGGTGATCACAACAATATTCCATTAATCAAAGAAATTATAAATAATAAACAGAAAATGGTAAATATGTTGGGATTCACAAATTATGTTGAATTTTCCTTAGAAGGTAAAATGGCTTCATCTAAACAAGAAATAGAAGATTTATTGAATAACCTTCATTCAAAAGCAAAATCATTAGCAACTAAAGAGTTAGAGGATATTATACAATTTAAGAAGGAAAAAACTAATAGCGATAAATTGAATCCTTGGGATATAACTTATTATTCTGAAAAGATGAAAGAAGAAAAACTGGGTTACAAAGAAGAGGAATTAAAACCATACTTTCCACTAGACGGGGTTTTAATCGGTTTATTTACGCTAGCGAAAAAATTATTCAATATAGACATTAGTGAAGTTAATGTTTCTACAGATAACATTCATATATGGGATGATGATGTAAAATATTTCAGAATATATGATAATGGAGAAGAAATAGCATCGTTCTATTTGGACCCTTATAGCAGACCCGGTGAAAAAAATGGAGGTGCGTGGATGAATGGTTGTATTGATAAATCAAATTTATTGGATAAAAAACCAGTAGCTTATTTAATATGTAACGGTAGTCCTCCTATTAAAGAAGATAATGTTTGTATTAAACCTTCATTAATGAGTTTTGATGATGTGGTGACATTATTTCATGAATTTGGTCATGGTCTGCAACATATGTTGACTACTATTGATGAATCAGAAGCAGCTGGTATCAATAATATAGAATGGGATGCTGTTGAGACTCCATCTCAATTTATGGAAAACTGGTGTTACCATAAACCTACATTAAAATTATTTGCCAAACACTATAAATCAAATAATCCTATACCTGATGAATTATTCGAAAAAATAATTGAAAATAAAAACTATAACAGTGGTTTAGGTATGCTTAGACAAATATATTTTAGTATGGTTGATTTATATTTATATAGTGTAAATATTTTATCTGAAGATCATGTACTTGATATACAAGAAACATTTGCGAAACGATATTTGATAACTCCTTTCGTAAAAGAGGATAGATTTTTGTGTTCATTTAGTCATATTTTTGCTGGCGGATATAGTGCTGGATATTATAGTTATAAATGGGCAGAAATTATGTCCTCTGATGCGTTTGGTGTGTTTGAACAATATGATATGTCCGATGATGAAAAGATGAATGAAATTGGTATGAAATTTAGAAGCACGATATTATCTCTAGGAGGAAGTAAAGATCCAAGCGAAGTGTTCAAACTATTCAAAGGATCTTCGCCTTCTATAGACGCATTATTGAGACACAATGGAATATATTAGACTTTATCTATAATCAAATTTTTAGTGAATATAAACTTATCATGATCACGTCTTCTCTTTTGAACATTACACTCTAAACAGGTAGAAACAACATTATCTTTATTGTGACCGATATCATTATTTATTCTATCTAATGTCCATTGCTTTTTATCATTTTTATTTTCATAAAATAGTAACATATCATCTTTACAGTAAAAACATTTACATGTCGTTGATTTCAAGATATCTATTATATTTTCATAGGTTATAAATTTATTTGTATCCAGTTTATCCTTTAACTTATCTTGTTGCTTATATGAAGATATTTTCTTTTTTATTTCTTTTTGCATGATAGGAATTATATCATTGTAACAAGAATTTAATATATTGTATTGTTCTTCTACTTTATAATAGAATGTGTCTATATTTGTAATATTTTTCTTCTTCTCAGTCTTACGTTCTTGTGTTAATTTTTTAATCAAATATTTATTCGTTTTTCCATCAATGGATATTTTTTTTTCACTCATATATAATAATATATGTTAATATTATATATGTTGGAAATCATCTCATTAATACTAATAACAATTGGAATAATGATATTATGCAATTATAAATATTTAGATAATAATAAAAATGTATTTATGTTAATATTGTTTATAATCGCTTTATTATGTGGAAGATCAGCATTGGAGGGATTTTTTCAAAATAAAAAGTTATGTAGTCGTTTATATAAAGAAAATAAAAATAAGAGTGTATCCATAATTCGCAACTTTATTAATAAATCTACATGTAAGTCAATTATTCAAGAAGCAGAAGACTACGCTGCTGTACATGAATGGACCACAGATAGACATGACAATTATCCAACAACTGATAACGAAATTACATATGAATGGAACACATATAACCCTATTTGTAATTACATTCATAGTAAAATTTTTAGAGAACTAAAAAGAATGTATAATGTAAATCCTAATGAGTTAGGCATAAATGAACTTTTTGTTGCAAAATACGAAAACAAAAAAAATAAACAATCGAGTCTAGGATCTCATGTTGATGGAAGCGAATTTAGTTTTGTAATTGCTTTAAACGATAACTTTCAAGGAGGTGGTACACACTTTGTAGAATCGAATAGGACATATCAATTGGAAGCAGGTGATTGTCTAGTATTTTCTGGACAAAATAGACATAAAGGTGTAAAAGTAACATCCGGTACAAGATACATACTAACTGGATTTTTGAATTATAAATCCCACAATTATTGTAAAGAAGTGTTAAATGTGACTTAATAGAAATATATTAATAAATGAGTTAAATCTATATTTACATATATTAATATAATGAATGAATTTCAGTTTACCAATATAAATGATCTAGAAAATAAATTAGATGCGGAGAGAATTTCGAATCATAAATCATCATGGAGTAAACTCGATAAGAGCACAAAACTTCAAAAAATTCAATCATTTTGTAAAGAGTATAATATACCAAATGATATTGAAAGGGAAAAATTATTTAATGTTTTAAAAACAGCATTAGAACAGAATAAACTTCAAAAAATTAAGGATGTAAATTATGACATTGAAACACAGGTCATAACTGACATTCCTGTATTAATGTACAATGATAATAATTACTATATTAAAAGTGAAAAAAGAGTATCTACGAGTAAAAGTCTTCCGATAAAAAATAAAAAATTGAATACAAAGAAGAAAAAATATAAAATTGATAATAAAGATTAAAATACATTATGTATATGTATATACCCATGACAGTACCTACTACCATAGTGATTAATACCAATACCGTACCTGATAACACTGAAGAATTTGACGACAATGAAATTGAAAAAATTAAAAATATAGATACTTTGTTAATAAATGATAAATATGACTGGTTGAATTATACATACGATTTAATAGTAGATTATATCGATATTAATTTATTAGAAATGTGCAATGATAAGTTTGACATGAATATATATAACAATATATATGAATTGCTATCGATTACATTAGCAGGTATATATAAATTAGAGGAATCCAATGTTAGCTGTTTGTCTTGTATACATTATTTCATAGAATATAGTTTAAAGGTTGCTTACAGTAAATTTGTACCAAGACGAAGTTATAAATTATCATTTATACGAAACGCAAATCATGATGTAATTTTCATACAAAATAAAATAAAATATTTACAAAACATTATTCAACCTGACCAAAGAACTGATGAGTGGTATGAATTCAGGCATAGAATCATTACAGCAAGTAATCTATGGAAAATATTTGATAGTGAATGCGTACTAAATAATTTGATATATGAAAAATGTAATCCATATATAAAACATGACAAAACTCCGTTTATTAATATATATACAAGTTTACATTGGGGACAAAAGTATGAACCGTTATCTACACTTATTTATGAAATGAAAAATAAAACAACGATTGGAGAATTTGGTTGTATTCAACATAGAAAATATGATTATATTGGCGCTTCTCCTGATGGGATCAATATGGATATAAATAATAAAATATATGGAAGAATGTTAGAAATTAAAAATATCGTTAATCGAGAAATTACAAAAATACCGAAAAAAGCTTACTGGATTCAAATGCAAATACAAATGGAGGTATGTGATTTGAATGAATGCGACTTTTTAGAAACACGATTTATTGAATATGACAATTACCAAGAGTTTTGTAATGACGGTGATGTATATTTATCATCTGATAATAAAATGAAAGGGAAAATATTGATGTTCTACGATAATAATATACCAATATATGAATATTATTTACATGATGTCTATGGTGATTATGATAAATGGGAAGCAGTCCAGTTTGAAAAACATGACAAAATAATGTTCATGAGAACCATCTACTGGAAATTGGACGAGTATAGCTGCTTATTAGTGTTAAGAAACAATAAATGGTTTAAAGAAGCAGTTAAAAAAATAACAAACGTATGGAATTTAATAAATTTTGAAAAACAAAATGGATTTGAACATAGAGCTCCTAAAAAACGTGTGAGAAAAAATAGTATTTCATTGGAAGATGAAAAAAAACAATGTTTTATTCAAATTTCAAGTAAAACAAAAAGCACTTTAAATGATTAACTTAAACTTAAAACAGTTCTTTTACCTGTTTTTAGATTTGTAATAATTTTTGTTTTTCTTACTTTACCGTTGCAAGTCTCCGTGATAGTTTCTATCCTATCATCACCATTGGTAGTTGTTTGTATTTGTTTTGTTGTAACACCATTTTGATGCATAAAGTTGTTATTTGGATGTCGCATTACATTTATGTTTACAGGTATATTAAATGCATGTAGATTAACACCACTTTGTTGACCAAAAAGACTTGCAAATATATCTTGTGGGTTTCTAAAATGAAAATTAGGGGGTATATTAGGTTGTTGTTGTTTTTTTGTAAGTATTTCATATGCTTCAGAAATTTCTTTGAATTTTTGTTCTGCTTCAGGTGTTTTATTTTTATCAGGATGCCATTTTAATGCCATTTTTCTATATGCTTTTTTAATTTCATCTTGATTAGCCCCGTTTGATAAACCTAAAATGTTATAATATTTATTCATATATTATAAGATCTTATATATTTAATATAAATTCAATAATAAAACAATATAAACTTTAATTCCTAATAGTATAATATTATGGATGATAATGAAATGAAGGTTACAAAAAGAAATGGATCACATGAAGATGTATCATTTGATAAAATCTTACACAGAGTTAAAAAAATTGGCGCAGAGTGCAATGTTAATATTAATTATTCATCGCTTATCATGAAAATTATAGATCAGTTGTATGACAATATCGATACAACAAAAATAGATGAATTAACGGCAGAACATTGTGCCTCCAAGAGTACAACTCATCCTGATTATGCTACTCTTGCAAGTCATATAATTATATCAAATCATCATAAAAATACAACTTCGTCATTTTTAGAATCTACTAAATCATTATATAATTTCTATGATGTGCATGGTATTCATTCTCCATTGATTGATAGAACATATTATGAAAATGTAATTCAAAATATAGACCAGTTTGAAAAAGTTATCGATTACAATCGTGATTATTTGATAGATTATTTTGGTTTTAAAACTTTGGAAAGAGCATATTTATTTCGCGTAAATGGAGTAATAATAGAAAGACCTCAACATATGTGGATGCGTGTGGCTATTGCTATTCATGGAAATAATATGAGTAAAGTAAAATCTACATATGACCTTATGTCAAATAAATATTTCACACATGCAACACCAACGTTATTTAATGCTGGTACCAAACGTAATCAATTAAGTTCATGTTTCCTTATGGCTATGGAAAGTGATAGTATTGACGGTATTTATAATACTTTAAAAGATTGTGCCAATATATCTAAATACGCTGGTGGTATTGGACTACATATTCATAATATTCGCTCCAAAGGAAGTCACATTAGAGGAACTAATGGAACTTCTAATGGTATTATTCCTATGTTACGTGTGTTTAATAATACAGCAAGATATGTAGATCAAGGTGGTGGAAAAAGAAATGGAAGTTTTGCTGTTTATATGGAGCCATGGCATGCGGATGTTTTTGATTTCTTAGAAATGAAAAAAAATCACGGAGATGAAGAATTAAAAGCACGAGACTTATTTTATGCTCTATGGATACCGGATATTTTTATGGAGCGTGTTAAGCAGGATAAAGAGTGGTCCTTAATGTGTCCTGATGAATGTAAAGGGTTGTCTGATGCATATGGAGAAGAATTTGAACGATTATATTGTGATTATGAAAAGAAAAATAAACACAAACGAATTGTAAAAGCACGTGATTTATGGTTAAGAATATTAGATAGTCAGATGGAAACAGGAACACCATATTTATTATATAAGGATGCTGCTAATAATAAATCAAATCAAAAGAACTTGGGAACTATTAAGAGTTCTAACTTATGTACTGAAATTATTGAATACTCTGATAATAAAGAAACTGCTGTATGTAATCTAGCTAGTATTGCGTTGCCTTCATTCGTAAAAAACAAAAAATTTGATTATGATTATTTACATAAAGTATCAGGAATAGTGACAGAAAATTTGAACAAAATTATTGATACAAATTTTTATCCAACTGAAAAAACAAAAATCAGTAATTTAAAGCATAGACCTATTGGAATTGGTGTTCAAGGACTCGCTGATGTATTTGCTCTTATGGATTTACCATTTAATAGTGATAAGGCAACAGAAGTAAACAAATTAATATTTGAAACAATTTATCATGGCGCATTGGAAATGTCTAATGAATTAGCTATTCAGAGACAGAAGGTGATGAAAGATATAAAAAACGTGTATCCATTGGATAAAATTATAAATGGTAATGAATTATTAAATTATAGTGAAGAAGTTAGTAACATTGTTAATAAAGATGAATGGAATTTATTAGTTCCTAATAAATACGAACTCATGTGTGAAAATAATAATCATTTAGGAAGTTATTCTTCTTTTAGTGGATCACCTACGTCGAAAGGTATACTGCAATTTGATATGTGGAATGTAAAACCTTCAAATAGATATGATTGGATTAAATTGAAACAATCAATTGTAAAATATGGTATTCGTAATTCATTATTGCTAGCACCAATGCCTACAGCATCGACTTCACAGATATTAGGAAACAATGAATGTTTTGAACCATTTACGAGCAACATCTATAGTCGTCGTACTATAGCAGGGGAATTTATGATTGTAAACAAACATTTACAAAGAGAATTAATCAAATTAAATATTTGGAACGAAGACATCAAAAATAAAATAATCGAACATAAAGGAAGTATTAGTAATATTGAAGGTATACCAGAACATATAAAAAATAAATATAAAATAGTTTGGGAGATACCTATGAAACGTGTATTAGATATGTCTGCTGATAGAGGAGCGTATATATGTCAAAGTCAGAGTTTAAATTTATGGATAGAAAATCCAACATATCAAACATTGACTTCCATGCATTTTTATGGTTGGGAACGCGGTTTGAAAACAGGAATGTATTACCTGCGTCGTAAAGCGAAGCATCAAGCACAGCAATTTACTATCGAACCAAAAAAAACGAATGAAAACGAAAATGATGAAGAATGTGAAGTTTGTTCATCGTAAAACATTTATCGAAAAAATATAATAAAAGTAAAAATGAAATAATGATAAAATATATGAAAACTGTTTCTGAGTTGGAAAATATTCGAAAACTGATTGATAAGATGTCAAAATCTCAACATATTGAAATTTTAAAAATACTTAAATATCATAATGTAATTTTGAATGAAAATAATTACGGAACATTCGTCAACATGAGTGAACTATCTATGGAAATTATTGGCCAAATAGTTCAATATATAGAATATACAGATAATCAAGAATTACATCTCAAGAAAATAGAGCATCAAAAGGGATCATTGAAAGACGCTTTCTTCCAAAACGAATGTATATCATCTATTTGATTCCCTTTGTGATATATTAATTTAAAATATAATATAGAAATATACCATTGTTATATAGTAATGATTGATATTGATAAATTAACACCATATATGTTAACGTGTAAAAATATTTCAAAGTTTACACGTTATATTGACAAAACTTTGAAAGTTCCCAAATTAAAACCATTTAAAAATAAGGAACCCTCTGTATCCATATTTATCCCATATCAGGAGGATAAATTGTTTTGGATATATCATTTTATAAATAAAGGGTATATAGAATATAATATGGTTGGTTCAAATTCATATTCAATAGAAATGGACGAGAAAATAACTTTAATTGATGAATTGAAACAAAATAAACATATTTTCAAAGATTACAAATTAAATAAAATCCAAGATTCTATCAACGAATTATTATCTTCTTCTACAATATCATTTAAAACGTTTGAACTTATATGTATCATCAAAAACATTAGCATTATTATCATAAAAGATAACATGTATCATAAAATTATATTTGATGATTCAAACGAAGTATATATAATACATGTAGTAAATTCTATGTATGGATGTGAAAAAATAAATTTTGAAGATGTGAAGAATTATGAAATGAATCGTTATCATATTGAAAATTACGACAAACCAATAAAATGCGCCGGTGCTTTTAAAGTAGATGAGTTACAAAATTTTGCAAAAATATTGAACATAGAAGTTAATACAAAAGTAAAAAAACAAGAACTATATCAATTGGTATCGTCAAAAGTAAACTCTTTTTTTGACAAATAATAATAAAATTGATTATATATTAAAAATAAATATTATATAATATATAATGTCAAAGCCTGAAAAATCTAAATCTATGGAGTATTTAGTATCAGAGTTCATACAATATCCTATATCAGATACAAATATTACAAAGGAATGTGAAGTAAAATTTGGTACAAAAAACACGATTAAAATTTCTAAGCATAATTTCGAAAACGTAATATCAAAATTAAAAAGCAATGGTTTTGTGATGTCAAATGTTTCTTCTAATATGTTGCGAATTTCTATGGATGATTCTGATAAAGCAATTGAAAATATAAGAATAGAAATAAATGGAGAACATGTTGTAGAAGAATATTGTAGAAATGAAAATTTATTAAAATTATTCGATAAACATTCACAGTCGATTAATATATTAAAAAAATATGATGCAAAAAAAAATGGTTTAAAATACAAAAGTTATGATAATGATGCTTTTGGATTTAGAATGTCCTTCAAATTAGAGGAAACAATTCTAGACGATAATACAATTGTCCGCAATAATTTACTGGAAAATTATAGTAATTTATCGAAATATTATCGTTATATTCATCGAACAGAATTTATAAATGATAAATATCCATTCAAATGTCACATGAGCATTGTTAAAAATAGTAAATCATATTCACAAACAATGAAAAGATCAGGTGTTTTAAATAGTCATCATTCATATGAAATCGAAATTGAATTGAATGAAGACATAGATTTGGAAAACATTACAAATATAAATAAGGATTTGAAAATAGTAATAAAATATATACTATCTGGACTACAAGATTCAAAATATCCAATTTCTTATAAGGAAATTAAAACAAAACAAAATGAATACATTGAATTATTTGGAATTGAGTCATCCAATGAACTTACTCCTCAGGATTTTATTGGATATTCAACAAGAACATTAAAATTGTTAAATATTCAGGAGAAAGAATTTGGAGATGATATCAACATTCGAAGTAACTATACTGTTACTGAAAAGGCAGATGGTTCAAGAAAGCTATTGTATATAGATCGTAAAGGAACCATATATATGATTGATACTCAATTACATGTTCAATATACTGGAATGCATACAGAAGTAAAGGATATATTTAATAGTGTTTTAGATGGTGAACATATAAAATTTGACAAACATAATAAATTTATAAATCTATATGCTGCTTTTGATATTTATATATTCAATAATATAGATAAAAGAACCGAACCCTTCATTGATGTAAATAAAGAAGGGAAAAAAATAGGTAGATTAGCATTACTTGAAAAGTTGATAAAATCAATAAAAATGATACCAGGAGTAAATGTCCAAAAAAATGCTTTTACCATAGAGTGTAAAAAATTTTACAGTGATGAAGGAAGTGATATATTCAATAATTGTGGTATTATTTTACAAAAGGAGAAGGATGATTTGTTTCAATATAATATAGATGGATTAATATTTACTCCATCTAAAAAACCTATACCTGTTGCTAATAAACGTATAACATGGGATGAATCATTCAAATGGAAACCACCAAAATACAACACAATTGACTTTCTTGTGAAAATTTATAAAGAAAATGGAAAAGAAAAAACCCATTATTTAAAAGATGGATCTGAATACAAAATATTACATTTGTATTGTGGATTTTCAGGTGGTTATATTGATCCATTGAACGAATTATTAGAATACAATGATAAAATGTACATTAATGAACGTGATAAACTAAAGAAAAGAAAAGAAAAAGATAAATATAAACCGGTTTTGTTTTTACCCACTAGTCCATATGATGAAAAGGGATACATTTGCCATTTGCCTTTATCTTGTGATTCAATTGGTCAAAATAGTCTTCTAACCGAAGAAGATAATGAAACAATTCAAGACAATACAATTATAGAATTTGCCTATGATACAAGTGAACAACATGAACATTTTCAATGGAAACCGTTACGAATTCGTCACGATAAAACTGAGCAATTAAGAAGTGGTCATACAAACTTTGGAAATCCATTTTATGTAGCAAACGATAATTGGAATAGTATTCATAATCCTGTAACACACAATATGATAACTACTGGAAATGATATTCCACAAGACGTTGATGATGATGTATATTATAATAGAAAAATTAATTCTACATCAACACGTGGTTTACGTGATTTTCATAACATGGTGGTTAAAAGAATGTTGATTAATACAGTTTCTAACAAAGATGATATACTTATGGATTTTGCTGTAGGAAAAGCAGGCGATTTACAAAAGTGGATAAATGCTGATTTAAATTTTGTATATGGTATCGATATTTCACGCGATAATATAGAAAATAAAAAAGATGGTGCTTGTGCTCGATATTTAAACTTGGCTTTACGAAATAGAAATATACCCAACGTATTATTTGCTACTGGAAATAGTGGAAAAAATATAAGATCTGGAGATGCTCTTGTAGATGATAAATACAGAGTGATTAATGATGCTGTTTTTGGAAAAGGTCCAAGGGATAAATTAAAAATGGGATTTAATTTGTTCAAAAATTATGGAAAGGGTATCGATGGATTTCAAATAACATCATGTCAATTCGCGTTACATTATTTCTTTCAAAATAAATATACTCTTGAAAATTTCCTTACCAATGTTATTGAATGTACAAAATTAAACGGATATTTTGTCGGCACATCGTATGACGGAAATATATTATTCAATATGTTGGAAAAATATAAAAAGGGAGGGTCAAAAATATTGAGGGATAAAAATGACCGAATTATGTGGGAAATAACTAAACAGTACGATAGAGATAAATTCAATAATGACGGAAGTTGTATCGGATATCCTATAGATGTTTATCAAGAATCAATTAATAAGACATTTACAGAATATTTGGTAAACTATAATTACTTTAATGATTTAATGAATATGTACGGGTTTGTACTAGTATCAGAAGATGATATTCGAATTATGGGATTACCGAGTAGCTCGGGTTTATTTTCTGAATTATTTAAATTAGTCAAAAACGATTATAATGGAAAAGATAAAATAGGTGAATCATTATCAATGAGTGACAACGAAAAGGAAATTTCATTCTTGAACAGATATTTCATATATAAAAAGGTGAGAAATTATAACGGAGACGTTAATATAATGACTGGTCAAGATATACAAATTGATAATAATATGACAAAAGAAGAATTTATTCTAAATAAATTACCACAAGATAAAAAGGATAATTATATGAAACTTGATAAAAATGAACAAAACAATTTACTACTTTTGTATTCACAAATGGAAGAATATAAACCTCCATCATATCTAAAAGGTGAAATAATATCAACACCATTGTCTCCAGATGAGCCACCTCCTCCTCGTGCAAATGATACTTAACAAAAAAGTATTATAATGAAAAAATACCATATAAAAATATTTTTGTATTCATTATAATACACTATCATGACATATTATACCTTACCAAAATTGTTCAGAAATAATAATACCAATATATTAAATAAAATTAAGATAACATTAAAATGTATATCTGAAATAGTTGATGATTCGTTACTAGAAAAATTATTAAATACATTGATTAATGATTCAAATAAAGAAAAATATGAAGAGGTTAAAGCATTATACTCCTTCACTGATCTTTTAAATTTAAAAATTTCAGATGAGATATATCATCCAAAAAGTTATTTTGCGTTCATTGAGATAAGTAAAATAACAGATATATTTAATCGTCCTAGTCTCGTATCTTTACATATGTCGGATACATATGATTATTTAGATGCGTTATATCAACTACGTAAAGACCAAGATGAGTATTTGTTTTTAACGGAATGTTTTTTTTCATTGGGTCTCCCAAAGTACATAAATTATAACTGTTTACACGATAAAAATTTTGAAGAAACTATTTTAAAGTACAAAAATTCTGTTGATTTAGCGTGCGTTAATTATGATAATATGAATGATACCATTAAATATTTATTTGTATCGTTTATAATCCAACGTCGTGGTGGTAACTTAATTCTAAAAGTGAAACGCTTAAATAATTATATTGCAAAAGAAATCATATATTTATTGATGTCATTATATGAGAATGTTACTATTATCAAACCAAAAATTGTAAATTCTGTAAATGAATACAAATATATCGTATGTGTGAATATGTGTAAGAATTTAAGCGATAAACATAGGTATATATTTGATGTATTACATTCCATGAATGATATACAAAATGATCAAAACATTATAAGAATTTTAAATGTGAGTGTTCCACAAGTTTTAATAAATAAAATAGACGAATGTGAGCTAATAATGAGTGAAAATACACTACAAACACATATGAAAATTTTTAATTCAATTCATATTAATAATGTGAACATTAGAAGTTTAGAAAAAAAAGGCGAAAATGAAACAAAAAATTGGCTAAAAGAAAACAATATGATAAAATGAAATAATTAATTTGTTATTTAAAATATATTATGAATAATTCAAATGCAAGAGATGTTCTTTTAAAAGCTAGACGTGGTTTAGGGGTTATAAAATTATTACAATCAGGAAAAGATATTTCTATAAATAATTTAGACGACAAAGCAATCACCCAAATGTTGTTAGATTTAATACATTTACGTCATTATGCGTATATGCATAATTTAATTGGTATTCGTAATGACGATGAGGAAATGAGGAAGGAAGCATCTTCGTTATTGAATATGGTTACATGTAAAGACAATAATGAAGATCCTACAGTATTTGAAATGGCTATGGGAGATTTATTAACAGTAAAGTCAAAAGGTGTCGAAGCAAATATAGAAAAAATACATAAAATTTGTTGCAATTTAGTATCTAAGGAATGGTTAGATGCTGGATTAATGAAAAATTAATAATTATGTAAACATATAAAATTTATATAATTATTGAATTCTACTCCATTTATTTTCATTAAATGGGCTAATTAGTAGATCAGAAATCCTTGATTCCCAATATTCTGCTTTTTTATCTATAACCTTTTCTTCTGGATTTTCGTAATAGCTTGTATTTTCCATTAAGCATTTTTCTCTATCTGTTATATCAGGTTTTATACCGTAACAATTTACACCAAATCTAATATTCGGATTGGCCATAAAACCTCCATTTATTCCGGGTCTTCCACAAGCATTTTTATTTTTATCTGATGATTGTAGACTTTCCCATGTTTTTTTTTGTGTTGGGAAAAATGCCATTTGGTTTTCTGACCACCCATACTCACACCATTCAGCACCATTATTATACGCCTTTTCTACCTCATCATAAGTTGCCAATCGTGCACCATGGGCTTTGCATATTGGTTCAGCATCTTTATATCTAAATTCGTTTCCAGAAATATGAAATACTTCATTCTTATCTGAAAAAGTGACTTTTTTATTAGTTTCTTTTTTATTTACATCAATTTCTATTAAAGGATTGTTTGTGAGCATATCAGATAGTGATGTTACTATCTCTATGCCAAAAAAATACCTAATTGCATTAGTTATTATAATAAACCCTATCAAAATCCAAAAAATTATTTCTAATATCCATTGGAAAAATGTTTTATTTTCGTTACTTCCTAAATAAATTTTTGCAATAATTGATACAATTACAGCTACAAATATAGTGAATATTTCGGGAGTTTGTAAAAATTTACTTATAATATTCAATGTATCAGAATGAACAGAGATTTCCATATATATATAAATGCGATAAATAAATTTTATGCGATTTAATTTTATACAAGATTTGTTATTATGAATCAACTTTTCTATAAAATAAGCAATATGCTTTATTCGTGATTATATGATGCTCTAGTTTGTCTTCTGGTATTTCTGTTACGATTGTATCATTACATAAGTACCATTTGTTTTTATTTGTTTTAATAAATGATGTATAATGTCCGCCAAATGTACATCCAGAATGATTACATATTCCATATAAATCATATACTGCACTTTTATCATAACCTATTACATATTTATCTAATTTTAGTTTTTTTAAGGGAAATTTTACTAAATTTTGATTTTTTTTTCCTGTATATGAAAATCGTTTTAAACATATAATCATTATAGTTGGTAAATTCCATATTGACAGTTTTTGTACTACATTATGTTTTGTTTTTGATTTCTCATCATATAAAGCATTATCATTTAGTAGAAAGGTATTTTGATAGTATAATTCTAAGCAATCATGGAGAGAACATTCTGTAATGTTTGGAATTGGTAAATCTAATATAAAATTAGGTTGATATACTTGTGATATTGTACTATTGTCTTTCAATGATATATTTGTATGTATAGACATGTGATAGAACAGTTTTATGAACAATGAATAATCATTTTTGTATGTTTCTATAAATTTATTGTAACATTTTACAGCAATACTATCGACATCATTTACAACTGTTCCCTTTATTTTCATATCAACATTCACTTTACAAATACTGTGAAATTCATCAAATAAAAATATAATAAATTCAGAGGCATCGTTTTGATTGTATCCAATAAAATTTTCATTCTTTCTTTCGATAGCTTTTTTTTGAAACGCATTGTGAAAATTATTAGGTTTTATAGTACTATTTGTTTTCCATAACATATTCAACAAGTTTACAAATTCTATAAACAATTTATCATATTTCATTGTTTTTAATTTATTTATTTCTCCATGTAATTCATATGTATGACAAAGTATTTGCAAACATGAATTCATAAAACATGTATTGCCTAAATTTGATAATCCACATAATCCATCTGATAAATAATTTATAATTGTCATAGTATTATTTATCAATTATATTTAAATGAATATTATCCATAAAAATATAATATTTTACTATATATATGTCTGATTTAAATACGGAAGATGGATTAATAAATTTATATACAAGAATTATCAACGAAAATACTAGAATAATGTACTCCATGTATAATGATTTTGTAGGTCGTGCACGTCAAAATGAGAATATGTTGGTTAATCTAATATCGCGTGAAATTAATTATAATCGAATATCGTCTAATATTATTCCTAATAGAACCACAGAAACTACAGAAAATAATACTACAACTGTAAATTATAGTGATATGGTCAGAGAAATGAGACATACTTCAAATAATTATCGAAATACCCTAAGAAATAATGTTAGAAATCAGATAAATACAAATAGAACTAATGATTATCGTCATGGAAATATAAGGCAATCAACCGGAATTGTAAATAATGTATCACATAATGAAATTCCAGCAACAAATAATTCAATTGATAATGTTCTGAATAATTTTGACAATTTGATATCATCGTCGTTGGATGAATTATTTGAACCTGTTATTGTGAGACCTACTGAACGACAAATTCGTATTGCTACTCAGCGAACAACATTTAATGATATTATAAGACCTGTAAATACACGTTGTCCCATATCATTAGCAGAATTTCAATCAGATTCTGATGTAATAATGATCTCTTATTGTAGACATTTATTTTGTCCTAATGATATTTTAAATTGGTTTCGAAGTAATGTAAGATGTCCTATATGCCGATATGATATACGAGAATATTCCAGACCATTATATGTTCATAATTTGGGAGTGAATACTACAGAAACTGATAATTCTAATGAAATAGTCACAAGTAGAGAGAATGCTGATTTGGAATCAAATAATCATGAAAATACCGAGCATGCGGAAAATGATGATGATTCTTCCGATATATCAAACGAATCTGAAATATCTGTAAGTCAAACCGATCATTTATTGAATAGTAGTTTAACAAATGAATTATATAATGATTTATTCCTTGAGAACAATGATAATTTTGAAAATAATGATCCAGAAAGTAACTAATAATTTCGAGTATTGTCTTTATAAAATCCACTATCTACAGCTTCCTTGGTATATTTTGTACCGCCCCAATTACTATCCATAGGATTTCTACTGTGCGTATTCTTTTCTTCCATATTGTGCATTAAATCTAATGGTGTTTGTACACCTATATATAAATTATATGGATCAAATCCAGGATAACCATTCATATTATAAACATCTCCATCTCTATTAGCATCGAGTAACAGCTGGAGTTTTTCATCATTCGTCGGTGTTAGAGAAGACGGTTGTAATGTTGCTTTACTTGTATCTACAGCAAGTATTGGACACGTCATGTCATTTTTTTTCTGAAAATTTACCATTTTTATATATTCTTCTAAACTATAATAATAATCAGAACGTCTTGAATTATTTGGATAAGAAAGTTTAAATATTCCTTCAGATGTTTGCTCCAACGAAGATGGACAATCATATTTTACCTTCATTCCTTCTATTCTGACATTATAAATATATATCATAGAAATAGAGAAAATCATGATAATAATTGTTAGCCAAAATACTCTTAATGTACATAGATTCATAATTATATATTATATATATAATATTTTATATATGATATATATAAATGGTTGTTATTTATGATCTCAAACAAGGTTCATTGGAAATTGATGATTTCAATTATTTACTTAAGGATAATAATAGAAAAGTAGCATATGTTGTACATAAACCCGGATGCCATGCATGTCATTCGTTTTTACCCAATTGGAATATTTTTCAACAAAACATAAAAAACCAAAATAAACAATCTGATATGGTATTGGCAAAAATTAATGTTGATGTATTAAGTTTAGTAAACTTGAAAAATAAAGAAACAATAATTGGTGTTCCACATATATCATTACAAAATAAAAACAAAATATTTGATTATAATGGTAATCGTACTCCAGAAGATCTTGAACGATGGTTTGTTAGTAATAATATATACCAAGGAGGAAAAAAAAGAAGACAAACAAAAAAGCGCAAATTTAAAAGATCAAAAAAACCTCGTAAGAAAATACCAAAAAGCAGAAAAAAATAAATTATTAAATATCCTCTGACCAATTATACTTTATTATAACATTTCAATAATGAATATTGATAAACCAATTGACCATACCACAAACAATATCATGTGGTATAATAGACATTATAATTTACAGTATTATTATAATTTATAATGTTTTTTTTATGCGTTTTTTCTTGTTTTTCTTTTCTTATTTTTCTTTTTTATAGTTCTTCTTTTCTTTCCACCAATAATCTCTCTCTTATAATTATTAAATGTTAATGAGGGTATGCGATTGAAACGCTTTTTTGGTATTTTATATAATTCCTCATATAGTGTATCTACACCATCATAACGCACGTCCTTATTTTTTATATCTAATATATCCATAACTTTTTTCAAATTTTCTTCTGATTCACAATCTACTTCTATAAATTCTGGAATACCTGGCCATCTATCAAATACTATCTCCTTTGCTAATGGATGACTCCATTTTTCACGAGCGGTTTCTTGAAATGATTTAAGTTGTAGTCCAGAGTTCTTTAAAAATTCTAGTCCCTTTTCATAAGGTTCATTGATACTTAATTCATATTCTTGGGGATATTTTGATTTATTAAATATTTTACAAGTTAAAGTTGTTTTGTTTTCACCTTCCTTTCTTAATCGCACAAAACCATCAACAGAAGGATCTGGGTGATCAAACACATGTCTATACATTTTTTGCTCTGGATGAACAATTTGACCATTATTTTTTAGTAATTGTCGTTTGAACAATTCTATATCAGGATTTACAATTTTAAATTCAAATTCTTTACCCATTATATATTATACAATATAATAAAAATTAATTCAATTTAAATACTCCTGTATAATAAGCCCAAAAGAATATACCAACAAAACATTTTGATAATAAATCCAATATATTGTAACCTACATTTCTCATAACAGGTTCTGTTTGGTAAAATACACCATAAAAAGACCACAATATTACAAAACTCCAAAATAATATACTGTTATCTTTATTTGTTTTATTTTTTAAGAACGATTGATATATGAAACCATATAATGCTATAAAGAAAGCAAAACCTATCATATTTGATTTATTTCTCTCCATATAACCAAGCTCACCTAAGTACCCAGAACCTAACATTCCGTAATTTAATAAAATAATTAAACAGAATGAAAAGAAATTTAAAGCTCCACCCTTGTTGTTATACAATAAAGCTAGTACCAATACTAACAACATAATAGGTGTTGTAATAGCCCAATCAGCATATCTATTTAAATTAATTTGACCATAATCAAAATCATCTTCTTTCATATATTCTACAAAGTTTCCATAGAAAAATGCTGCTACTACAGATATACAGGTTTCCAAATTTAAAATATTTCTTATTTTAATATCTTTAGTTCTAATAGCTTCTATAAAAGTTATTGTTGCTGTTGTCATTAAAAATGCATAAGTGATATAAAATGTAGTATTTACTAAATTATATTTTTTTGACATAGTTTTTTTTAAATTATTGTGTGTTAACGTTAGATTATCCATTATATATTATGTGTAGAAATAATTATAATGATATACAATAAATTCCTGATAAAACTAATAAAACACCAAATATTTGAATAATTTTAATGGTATCATTAAATAATAATATTCCTACACAAAATAGTAAAAACATTTCAAAACCAGCCATAAACGTACGTATATTTCCTAACTGAATTTTTTTAGAAATACAATAAATCCACAATAAATTACCAAAAAAGAATACAGCACCAGCTACCGCAGCATTCAATATTTGATTATTATTGTTATATTGAAATGTAAAAGTAGTAAACATTTTTAGATAACAAAAATATAACAAAGAAGACAAACCAAGAAATAACCCAAATATAATTGCTGTTATTTTAAAATTATCACCTTTGTTAAAAGATTTTTTTATATATATTTGTCCGATTACAAAAAGAAGAGTCGCTAGTGTTATATTTATAATCCATTCTTCCATATACTTACAATATAATATTTTATATAAAATATATAAAATTTTAATTAATTGATATAAATATGATTTAATTTATTATTATTATTATTATTATTATGCTAATCCAGGTTCTATAGTATCTATTCCTGGTTCATTGTAAATATCTTTATCTTCTACTGTAAATCCAGATAATCCTGCTATTGCTGAAGCCATATACACTACATCAGCACCATTTACAGATCCATCATTATTAACATCCGCTTTCGCATAGAAATATGGATCTTTTTCAGCTTCATCTACTTGTTGTTGTATTCCTGCTACCCATGATGCTAAAAACACTACATCGCCACCATTAAATGAACCGTCATTATTTACATCACCAAAACGTTTACTATATGATTGTTCTGATTCAGGTTCTGGTTCAGATTCTGGTTCAGATTCTGGTTCAGATTCTGGTTCAGATTCTGGTTCAGATTCTGGTTCTGGTTCTGGTTCTGGTTCTGGAATCAATTCATCATGTAATATGAAAAAAACATTGGCATCTAATGTGTTTTCTGTATGAGAACTTAAAAATCCGTTAAACCAATCTCCATAACCTTCATTAAAGACTAAATTGTCGGTTACACTATATAAAACTGTATATTTAGTTTCTCCTTGGAAAATTAAATATGTCTTTTCCTTTCTTTGCGTTAATGGTGTAGGATGCATATACACAAAATCATATAGGTCTTCCAATAATAATCCATAGAAATCGTCATCCTTTTGAGTAGGAATTAAATTATCATTTAACACTCTTAACTCCTTACGACGTGTAATATCGTATGTTTTATAATTATTTATTTCATTTATTTCTTCTGATAATTGTGTCCATACTGAATTTACATTCCATATAACATTTGGTCCAAATGTGAATATTATATCTATTTCAGGTTCTGATTCTGGTTCAGGTTCTGATTCTGGCTCAGGTTCTGATTCTGGTTCAGGTTCCGATTCTGGTTCAGGTTCCGATTCTGATTCTGGTTCCGATTCAGATTCTGGTTCAGGTTCCGATTCAGGTTCTGATTCTGGTTCAGGTTCCGATTCTGGTTCAGGTTCTGACTCTGATTCAGGTTCTGATTCAGGTTCCGATTCTGATTCTGGTTCCGATTCTGATTCAGGTTCCGATTCGGATTCTGGTTCAGGTTCCGACTCAGGTTCTGATTCTGATTCAGGTTCGGATTCAGGTTCCGATTCAGGTTCAGACTCTGGTTCCGATTCAGGTTCGGATTCAGGTTCGGACTCTGGTTCCGATTCAGGTTCGGATTCAGGTTCGGATTCAGGTTCCGATTCTGATTCAGGTTCAGATTCCGATTCAGGTTCAGGTTCTGATTCTGGTTCAGGTTCAGGTTCAGATTCAGGTTCTGGTTCAGGTACTAATCCATCATCAAGAACTATAAAAATGTTTGCGTTAAGACTAATTTCTGTATTAAATCCTATAAATGAATCTATCCATTTACCTGGACTTTGTATTATGGTTAAAACACTTTGTATTAAAGAAACTAGTGAATATTTTGTTTCTCCTTGGAATATTAAATATGTATTATCCATTTTTTGAGTAAGTGGTATATCATATGAACTAACAATATTATATAATTCTTCTATAGATTCACCATAAAAGTATTTATCATTTTTGTTAGGTAAAATGTAATCACTCAATACATTTAATTCACGTTTAATAACGTCACGAGTAGAGTAACTATTCATTTTGTTTACTTGATTATTTAGTGTAGACCATATTGGATTAACGTTCCAAACTACATTAGGACCAAATGTATAAATGATATCGTTTTCTGATTCCGATTCAGGCTCAGACTCTGGCTCGGATTCAGGTTCTGATTCAGGCTCAGGTTCTGATTCAGGCTCAGGCTCGGATTCAGGCTCAGGCTCGGATTCAGGCTCAGATTCAGGCTCAGATTCAGGTTCGGATTCAGACTCAGGTTCGGACTCTGGCTCGGATTCAGGCTCGGATTCAGACTCAGGCTCAGATTCAGGCTCAGATTCAGGCTCAGATTCAGACTCTGATTCAGACTCCGGTTCAGACTCAGATTCGGATTCAGGCTCAGGCTCGGATTCAGGTTCGGATTCAGACTCAGGTTCGGACTCAGGTTCGGATTCAGACTCAGGCTCAGGCTCGGATTCTGGTTCGGATTCAGACTCAGGCTCGGATTCAGGTTCGGATTCAGACTCAGGTTCGGACTCAGGTTCGGAT